GAAGACTATCAACAAATTATGGAGTGGTCGGGAGATGGACTTTCAGAAACTCAGATCGCAACTTTATTAAATTGTAGTATCTCAACTATAACTAGAGAAAAGAAAAGAAATGAGCAATTTGAACACGCTATAAAAAAGGGTAGATATCAAGCAGTCCAAAAAGTAGCCAATAAAGTTTATGAGAATGCTATGGAGGGCAAGGAAACCAGCGCAATATTTTTCCTAAAGAACCGCGATCCTTTAAATTGGAGTGATCGGCAACAGGTAGATCATCAAATTAATCTCTCAAATGTACTGCAAGAAGCAAACAATAGAATAATAGAGGGCAAGAGTGAGCGAATGGATATAGAGAAGGCTCAGTTCTTAATAAAAGAACCGCACGATCTAAAACAAAAGGATAAATAACTGGTAATGGCGAATACATCTAATCTCCCTAGTCTGATTGCCTTTTTGACGGATGCCAGCAATCTTAAACTCTCCAGAGATTGACCCCCCGTCAAACCCCTCGGGGGTGCGATATATATATACAGTATGAAATAAAATTTTTATAAAAAAATGAAATACAGTCCACAAGAAGAAAAAGAACTGATGACCTCTCTCTGGTCACTTAACATAAAAGATGATCCTCTAAACTTTGTCCGCTTTGTCTTCCCTTGGGGTCAAAAGGACACCCCCCTCGAGCACTTTGACGGGCCAAGAAAGTGGCAAGAAAAAATTTTACGAGATATTGCAATACACATACAACGCAACAACTCTATTGATATGCCAGAGATGTTTCGTCTCGCAGTCGGATCAGGTCGTGGAATAGGTAAGTCTGCCTTAGTCGCATGGATCATCTTATGGATGCTCTCCACCCGCCTTGGCTCAACTGTCATCGTCACCGCCAACACCGAACAACAGCTACGCTCAAGAACATGGGCGGAACTCGGTAAGTGGCTCACACTCTCCATACATTCTCATTGGTTTCAAAAGACAGCAACGACCATCAAACCCGCAGCCTGGTTTGAAGAAGCACTCGTTAGAGACTTAAAAATAGACACGGGCTACTACTACGCACAAGCGCAGCTCTGGTCAGAAGAAAACCCAGATGCCTTCGCTGGTATTCACTCCAGCTACGGTGTGTGCCTTATTATGGATGAGGCTTCAGGTATACCCGCACCTATCTACTCTGTGTCAGAAGGTTTCTTCTCAGAGCCTACCCCCAATCGTTTCTGGTTTACCTTCTCTAACCCCAGAAGAAATTCAGGGCCTTTCTACGACAGCTTCCACTCCAAACGTGCCTTTTGGAAGTCGGAACAAATAGACTCTCGTGACGTAGAAGGAACAGACAAAGACTTGTTCCAGAAAATGATAGAACAGTATGGAGAAGACTCTACTGTATCTAGGGTAGAAGTTATGGGTCAGTTTCCAAAGGCAGATGACGATACCGTTATCCCTATGGACTTAATTAATTCTGCGATAGACAGAGACGTAACACTTGCAGCGAGCGAACCGATTCTATGGGGTCTTGACGTTGCTAGATTTGGTGGCGACAACTCTGCGCTTTGCATACGACAAGGAAATACAGTTTTAGAAATAACCACATTTAATTCTATGGACTTGATGCAGTTGTGCGGTGCAATAAAAAATCGTTATGACGATTCTACGGTTATGGAACGACCACAAGAAATATTGGTTGACGTGATTGGTTTGGGTAGTGGAGTCGTAGATAGATTGGCAGAACAGAATTTACCTGTGCGTGGTGTGAATGTAGCCGAAGCACCGAGCACGAAAAAGAATTATTTAAACCTACGAGCAGAGCTTTGGTTTGCAATAAAGGATTGGTTGGCGCAGCGTGATTGCCGACTTCCTAATAATGACGAGCTTGCTTCGGAACTCGCTGCGCCTCAATACAAATATACATCATCTGGAAAAATTAAAATAGAAAGTAAAGACGAAATGCGTAAAAGAGGTATAAAATCTCCAGACAAGGCAGACGCATTAGCTCTGACGATGGCAAGTTCGGCTGCATCCTTTGGTGGCAGTCAAGCGTTTATGGGTTATAATTTCAAAAAACCCTTGAAGTCAAGAATATTTAGAGTGGGATAATTTATGGCAGATGATGTTACAAATCTTTTAAGCACTATGAATCAATATAGTCAAAAAAGAAAAGATTTAGATGATTATATAAGAAAAAATAGATTAGTTTCTAAAGAAGCTCAAATGAATCTAATGATGGGTGAAGGCTATCGTGATCCTCGTTTTATAAAAACTACAGGATTTCCGTTAATAGACAGTTTTAGCTTACAGCCCCTTATGCCTAGCGGTAGTGGTCAGGTTTTATCAGATAGACAAATGGGCATGAAAACTGATCGTATAGCCCACAGGATAGACACTACTTCTGGACTAGGTGTTTATAATCCTGGTAAATATGACTTTGACAAAGATGAAATTTTATATCAAACAATGACAGATGAACTAAGACCAGATTTGACAAGAAAATCAGGCGCAAGAGGTACACAAGTTCATGAGCTGGTTCATAGGGCTATTCATACAAGTGGATATTATGAAAATTTTCATAATAGTAATTTTATTAAAAAAAATACTAGAAATTTAAAAGCGAGATACAACAGACCTTTAATTGACGAAGCTTTAGCACACGCTTATCAGCACCTAGATTCTGGTGGAAAAATTGACGATAATGAATTAAAAGAAGATATTAAATTTAGGGCTTCTAAATTTGATTATAAATATCCAAACAAAGTAGCAGATAAAGTTTTTAAATCATTACCAATAATAAAAGAAGATTTTGAAAATTATCTTAAAGATTTACAAAAAATAGAAAAACAAAATGGCAAATAATGTTCAAAATTTATTAAAACTATTAAATGAATACAAATCAGTTCCTTTTGTTGACAGAGTTTTAAATCCACAACAATATCCTAATCCTACAATATTTGATGATAGAGAAAATATGCAAACGCATTTTATGTCTGCTGCAAATGATAAAGAAGGGAATTGGTATGTGTTTCCAAAAATAATTTTTGATGAAGGTAAATACAAAAAATTTGAAACAGAAGATCAAGCATTAAATAATGCCCTATCAACTGGTAACATTATTTCTTTTGGAAAAGATAAAGACAAGGCAATAGAGTTTTCTAAAAATTATAAACCTGAAGAATTTAAAGAATATTATAGAGGTTTATTAAACTAGGTATTTATATGGCAAATAAAAAAGCAAAGCAAATCGAAGCAGAAATTGAAATGCAACTGAACGAAGATACGGACTTAATGAATCTATCGGGAGTTATCAAATCAGAGATGGATGACGCTCGTGATTTCATCTACCAAGTCGGAGAAGAAAGAGCAGAGTCTACAGAATACTATCTTGGCAATGAGCCAGAATCGACAAGCACATTACAGTCTGAGTTTATCTCTACTGACGTTAGAGACACCGTACTGTTTATGCTACCGTCTATCATGCGTACTTTCTTTGGTACTAAGAAGGTAGTTGAATTCATCCCTAAAGGGCCTGAAGACATACAGCTTGCCGAACAGCAAACAGATTACATTAACCACGTTATCCAACAAAAGAACAACGGGTTTAAAGTTTTATACGATGCGTTTAAAGATGCACTCGTTAGAAAGACAGGGTTTGTCAAAGTGTTTTGGGATGACTCACTTGATGCAACTACGCACGAATATTCCAACTTAGACCCTCAGTCTTACCAAGCTCTAGTGCTTGACCCTGACGTAGAGATTGTCGAAGAAGAAATAACTAAAGAAACGATTACTACACTTGACCCACTAACACAGGAAGAAGTTACACAAGAACTGCCTGTGAGTTACGACCTCACCATTAGAAGAGTTAAAGAGAGAGATCAAGTGTGCATGGAGTCTGTACCACCAGAAGAAATACTTATATCCAGACACGCTAAAGATTTAAACAGCGCATCTTATGTTGCACACCGTATGGTTAAATCGGTATCTGATTTAATCGCTATGGGTTATGACCCTGAAGAGATTGAACAACACGCGGGCTATGGCGGTAGTGCGGTTGATCCAGAAGCTTACGAAGAAGTACAAGCGCGTAATCCTTTTGACAACATGGTTTATCCCGACAGGAATGATGCGGGTGGCAAAGACGTTTTATACATAGAGCACTATTTATTCTACGACTTTGATGGCGATGGTATAGACGAAAGAATTAGAGTCTGTACTGCGGGTGATGGTATTCACGTTCTAAATGTAGAAGCGTGGGATGATCTACCGATTGTCATGTTCTGCCCTGATCCTGAACCACATACAGCGATTGGTTCATGTCCAGCAGATTACTTAAAACCGATTCAAGCAGCGAAGTCTCAGATTATGAGAGACACGCTAGACTCACTAGGACATTCTATTTTCCCTCGTATGGCTGTTGTCGAGGGTCAGGTCAATATTGATGATGTATTGAATACTGATATTGGACAGCCGATTAGAGTGCGTGCTCCTGGTATGGTACAACCTTTTAGCGTACCGTTTGTTGGCAAGGAAGCGTTTCCTGTACTGGGCTATCTCGATGAGTCCAAAGAGAATCGTACAGGGGTGTCTAAGGCATCAGCTGGATTAAACGCTGACGCTCTTCAATCAAGCACCAAAGCAGCGGTGTCCGCTACTATGTCAGGAGCACAAGGAAGAATAGAGCTTATTTGTAGGCATTTTGCCGAAGGTGGTATGAAAGACCTCTTCGGATTAGTCAACAATCTGGTAATTAAACATCAAAGTGCTCAAGATATGTTTAGATTGAATGGTAAATTTGTACCCGTTGACCCTAGATATTGGGACAACAACAAAGATATCATTGTCAATGTAGCAATTAGCAAGACTTCAGACGAAGAAAAGTTTGCTATATTGTCTCAATTATCCACAAAACAAGAGCAAATATTGGCTCAATTAGGCCCTCAGAACCCTCTTGTCTCTTTACAGCAATATTCTAATACATTGAGCAGAATGATCGAAATGGCTGGATTTAAAGACCCAGAATCGTTTATCAACACCGAAGTTCCGCCAATGCCGCCTATGCCACAAGAGCCACCGAAGCCAGATGCAGCTGAAATGTTAGCGCAAGCTGAAGCTATGAAGGCACAAGTAAGTGCTCAGAAGGCAATGATAGATGCAGAAACAGATCGTATGAAGATTATTATGGATGACGATAGAAGTCGTGACATAGAAGAAGCACAAATACGATTAAAAGCAGCAGAGTTGTTGGCAAAATATGGAGCACAAGTTAATATTGCAGAGATTAATTCTATTATGGAAAGAGATAGAGAATCTATAAGACAAAATGCAAAACAACAAGCTCAAGGACTATTTACTAACAATGCGCCCGAACAAAATATATGATATTGAAGTTTTAGAAGGCGACATGGTGTTTATAGGCAAAGAAGTATTTGCCAAGAATGAACGACAAGCTTTTGAGATGATGATATTAATGTTTGGTGGTGAGATAAACGAAGATTCAGAAGTGATTCTTTGTGAAGAAAGAACGGTGCACTAATGGCTAAAGCAATACGTAAGACAACAGGTAAAGGCGGTAACTACCGATCTACTAAATCTGGTGCGGGTATGACTCAAAAAGGAGTCAATGCTTACAACAGAGCTAATCCTGGTTCTAAACTAAAGACTGCTGTAACAGGCAAAGTAAAACCTGGTAGCAAGGCAGCCAAAAGAAGAAAGTCTTACTGTGCCAGATCACTCGGACAACTTAAACGTAGTTCTGCAAAGACTAGAAACGATCCTAACTCTAGGATAAGACAAGCACGCAGAAGGTGGAAGTGTTAGAAAAACCTAAGTATAATCTTTTTATGGATATATTAATCGCACTCGTAGTTTTAGTTGTAATAGCTGGCTACTACGTTAAAAAGAAAAAGCCTGAAATCTACAACAAAGTCAAAGAATTATTAAAGCTTAAAAAATAAAATGCCAAAGAAAGGACTATACGCAAACATACACGCGAAACGTAAAAGAATAAAAGCGGGTTCTAAAGAAAAAATGAGGAAGCCTGGTACAAAAGGTGCTCCTACTGCTAAAGCTTTTAAAAAGGCAGCTAAGACCGCAAAGAAAAAAAAGTAATCTATGGAACAGGCAGTCCAACTGATTAACGAAGTTGGCTTTCCCATAGCAGCTGCGGGCGGTCTAGGTTTCTTTATATGGAAACTTATCAACCGTATCATCGATGGTATGGAAACTAAGCTTGACACACTTGATGATAAGCAAGCTGAATTAATCTCTCACATGGAAGACAGACTAGGCACTAAGCTAGATTCTCAACACGGTATCTTAGTTGCATTAATAGATAGAGTCAGATCGTTAGACAACGAAATCATTAGACAAGACACACTTATTAAAACAATACTTGGTGTGCCACAGTTAATAGATAGTGCCAAAATAGCGAAAGCAGATAGAGACGACCAAAGGAAAGACTGATGACTAAGTACGATAA